CGGCTCAGAGCTTTGGACTAGAAAGTCTCTCACAAACAGAACTTACAAAAGCCAAGCAGGTTGAGGAAGAGCTTGGCCTGAGATATCAACGTGATGTCCCGTCTATTATAGAAGAGTTCGAGGAGGAGGGTGTCCTCGGTGGCATTGCCGCGCTTCCTGAATATCTGAAAGAAACACTCGCCTTCTCACTTCCCCCAACCGGCACAGCCTTGGCCGCAGGAGCCGCAGGTACTTTGCTTGCAGGCCCGGGCGTTGGCCTAGCCGCCGCTGTTACCCTCGGCACCCCGATCTTTGCGGGTAATAACCTCAAACGGCAAATGGAAGAAAATGATATTGGTCTCGAAGATACAAATGTCATGAAGGCTTTCTCTGTTGGCTCAGGGCAAGCGGCATTTGATGCAGTGATTGGTCGTTTCCTTGGCATTCTGGGACCAAAATTACCTAACCTGAACACAGCCGCAGGCAGACAGTTCGCTTTAGCAAATCCAGAGAAAGCAAATCGAGCTTTGCAAGAGAATATAAGAAGGGTTGGTAAGGCGGCAGAGCAAGGATTTACAAACAGATTCTTGAGGAAGGGGTTACAAGGTGCGGGGATAGAGGCGGTGACTGAAACGTCACAGCAATACGCTGAGATAGTGCAGGCCGATCCAGATAGGTTGTTTGATCTAACTCCAGATCAACGTAGAGAACTTTATGAATCTGCCATAGCGGGAGGATTACTAGGCGGAACAATCACTGGCACGACTGGTGCTGTCTTCAAGCCAACTAAAGCACGATTAGAGGCCAAGCAGAAGCAACTCGCAGAGTTTCAGAGGCTGGATTTAGACCGTCATTTGCAAGATGAAACGCAAGAATCCATTGAGATGGAAAGAAATGCAGAGTTCCTGACTGGTGTGCCGAAAGTAACACCCATGGCTGAAGCGGTTAATAGAGCGTTTCCGACCGATACGGACATTCCTGATTCAGCGGTTGTTATTCCTGAGGTTACAAGAGTGTTGCAGGTGGCTGGATTAGTCACACCAGAAACGCATAGTTCTATATTTCCTAATAATCCAACACCAGAATTTTTAGATATCCAGCCTAAGGAAAAACCTCCAAGCATTTCGTCTTTAGACCTAGTCATCAACCCATTTACTGATCCAGAAATAGAGCAGGCAATCAACGAATTACAGCCTCAAAGAACTCTCTTAGATACGAAGGGTCTAGGTAAAAAACAAGCGAAGCTTTCCAGAGAGGGTTACGAGGTTTACAAAAGAAAAGATCCAAGTGACAGTTTTAACATTTATACCGTGACAGACGGGTTCAACTCTATTGAATTTACCCGAGACCCCAATCAGTCCGTCGGCAAATATAATGCACAGGTAATCAACCCTTCTAAAAAAGTCGCCAATAACCCGTTTATGGGGCGGGAGAGAAATTTAGGCACCGACAACTTACAGCAGAGTGTAGACAAAATCATTGAAGACTGGAGTGTAGGTGATTTTGTACAGCCCCAAAAAAGACCCGCCACTGTCGCTAAAAAGAAAGCGGCAATGCAAAAGATCAGGAAAATATTAAAAGAAGACTATGGGCTAAAAGATAAAGAAGCACAGGTTATTTTGGAGGCTTCTCCAGAAACTCTGGCAGTCGCTCAAAAATATTCGAGAAAACGCGGTCAGACACAGGGTCAGTTGATTCGTGAAACGGTCAAGAAGTATGCCTCTCCTGAGAAGCGATTGCAGTTTGACGCGAAGTCTACCCGTGTTCGACAAATACTTGCAGACAGGCTGAAGGCTGTCGGGCTAGGTGATGTCGCTCTCAGGTTTGAGCAGAAAATTACTCCTGAAGAAGACCCTAATATTAAAGATATCCAAGAGGGGGTGATAGAGGGAGTTACTGAGAACCAAGGCGGTGCAGTCTCGATAGCACTGGCAAACGCTCTTTACGATCCGAATATATCCGAGGCTCAGTTGACACAAAAACTGGGTGAGGTGATGAATCACGAGATGATTCATGCAATCAAACAGCTAGGCCTCATTACAGATCAAGAGTATAAAATTCTTGTCAATGCCGCCAAGCAACAAAAGTTTGTGGATCGCCAAGGGGTGACCCGTAGCTTCACTTATTTTGATAGAGCGCAACGACTCTATCCGATGAACGACCCGCCTAAAGATGTCTCTGAAACAGATCTTAAAGACTTACAACAAAAAAGTAGAAACATACAAGAAGAAGAGGCTGTTGCTGAACTATTCAGAGACTGGGCGGCAGGGCGTAAGAAAATTACCGGCAAGCCAAGGAACCTGTTCCAGAGGATTGCAGATTTCTTCCGTGGTCTTGGGAAAGATATTAGAGAAGATCCCAAGGCAGAGAACATATTTAAGGCTATCGAATCTGGTGAGATAGGTGGTCGAGAAAGAATTTCACCTATGGGTGAATTTGCCGGTGAGGCTGATGCAAATCCAGAGGCACTCATGTATTCAGCAAAACGAGTATTTCCTAAGCAATCCGCTGTCCCGTTCAATGTAGAGCAAGCCTTGGAAAGCAATAACTTCCCTGAAAGCATCATCATGCCGAAGCTGTTGGGCGTGGGAAAAAGCAACACGGATGAAGACATCAAAGAGGGAACTCTTGTTGGTATACGTCTCAACTTGAACGGTCGTTCGTTTTTTGGTCCAAGCAGAGACAGGTATCAAGCGTTAGTAAAAAAAGAAATTGCAAAAATAAACAGGCAGAAAGATTTAAATGACGGAGAAAAAGACAGGCTAAGAAATATGGCTTATCGGCTTTTAGATAAGTCGTTTGCATTGCCTAAAGAGGGGGATACAGATATCGAGTCTACCTTCACCAGTCAGGTTGATCAGGAGGTAGAGACCAATATTCCTAGAGATGGAACAACGTCATTTGCCATACAAACTGCACACAAAGACGGTAGACCTGATAGATCGCCTGTAGCTTACGATGTCCATTTTACTGTTGAGAATGGAGAATTTGTTGTTCTAGAAAATGGAAGGGCGCAAATCCAAGCAGGCTTGGTCAACAAGCACCCTATGGCGGCGGTCGCTGGCAATGTGGTTCATAATGTTAAGTTCGATCCAGAGAAAGGAATCGAAGGAGTGGTTGCAAAATTTAATCCTTTCGATCCGACTGTCCATACATTTTACATAGAGCTTGATGGCGAAAAGTATCCGGTCAAAGGTTTCGGGAGAGCGACAGTATATGGCGATAAAGTTTATATAACTGATCCAGTTTTCCACACGCCCGAGACTATGCCCGTAAGGAACACTAATCCTAAAATTAGAACGGCACAAAGGAATCTTCCTCCAAACGATTTGAACCCAAATCCTGTAAGTAAAGGAGATACGAATGTTGAAAGAAAATTACCTGAAGATCCCAAGACCTATAAGTTCTTCTCTAGAAGAATATCCAAGCCGCTAGAGACAGACATAGCCGTCAACACAGATGAAGAGGTAGTAGAGTTACCTCCAAACATTTTCGGCACCACTAAACTGGACAAAGAACCTCCAGCGGTTGATCAAAGGCTCTCACGAAAGCCACGAATATTTTCCACAGGCAGGATCGTAGGCGCACCTGCTGGGTATGAGACAGAGTCAGATCGTACAGAACTTGTGAACCGTATGGTCGAGTTGATGGAAGATCCTTTTGCGGTTATCGAAAAATCAAAAGGCTGGTACGAACGGAGCGGCAAGCAGATTCGTGAGATTACCAGAGGTGATCCCGAACTCATGGAAAAAGTCACTCGACTCATGGCCCTGTATTCGCAGGCTAACTCTGTGGGAGGTAATGCAACAGCCACTGTGCAGTCGATGTATCAGTTTGCTACTGGTGCAGATACTGCGTTTGCAGGCAGATATCCAAGCACCACTGCCGCCAGAATACCCGCATTGCTCGCCGCACCATCGTTTAGTAAAGACGGGGTGGGGGTATCTGACAAATTAGAAAACTTCTACCGTAACCTGATTGATGCCGCCACAGAGCAAGACACCTACGCTGATGCATCGACCCAAGATCGATGGATGATGAGACTGTTTGGCTACAAAGTGGCTGAAGATGAAGATGTCGGAGGAGCCTCTGCATTAGGCGACCCCCAATATATATACGCTAAGGATATTATTAATCGAGTTGCGGACGCTTACGCAGACAAAACAGGTGAAAGGCTGTTGCCTAGACAGGTTCAAGCAGTGCTTTGGACCTACATCAAAAACAGCACTGATTTTGAAAAACTCAAAACAGATGCCAAGCGAGAAGCATTCGAGCCGAAAGTAATCGATTTTGGTGATTACCTTACCCGAGCCACCGCTAATATCACTTGGGAAAGTAGGCCGTCTACTAGTCTACCTATACTGTCGTGGATTCATGATTCCAGACAGGCACAAGAAGAATTTAATGAAGCAGTCAGGACTAACATATTTACTAATCCAGACGGCACAGATGTCATCTTTGACATGCTTGGGGCAAGTCAATTATACAATAGCGACACTTCCATCGGTGCCTATGAGGGTAAGGTTGCCCCCAACGTCATCAGTCGGTTAGTTCTCGATAGAGAAGATGGGTCTTATTTAGATGATATCGCCACCAAAGCGGCATCAATCATTGGATATGTTACCAAGCAAGATGCTGTTCCTTGGTACAGGCCTGATATCAAGGGCGGCAGGCTTGATGCTGTAGGTCACAAGGTCACATTCGACCGCGATTTGACACCCGACATGGAAGACAGATTGCTCGCGCATTTAGATGAACAGATGCCGGGGATTGGCTTCACGAAAGTCGGAACATCGTTGCAATTCATCAACTTTAGAGATGAAAACGGCAGACCGTTCCTCATGCCTGACAAAAGATTCCTCGATCAGAAGACGGGAGAAGGAGCCTTAATTGATGGACTCAGGTCTTTTGACGAGGATATGACGTTCGAGATAGAATCATTCAGGGCGCAGTCCGAATACATAGGTAATGATTGGGAGACACAACC